GCTGGGTCTTTCCTGACTATCTATGGAAATTACGATGATGACGACAGTTCTAAAGTTACCCTCGACTGGGAAGAATGGGACGAACTTGTCAAAGTTGTTCGCAAGCATCGTAACGAATGGGAGTGGAAATAAAACATATGAAAAATACATTAAAACCACTGCCATCATTCGTGGCGGAAGAAAATACTGAAGATGATATTGCGTGGCTACATCGCCAGCTTGAGGGCGAGGATGATGCACTAACTCGTGCTTACCGCTTAGGGTATCAGGACGGTAAGCGGTCTCTCCATAAAGACAAGGAGCGGCTGGACTGGCTGATTGATAACAACTGTGAGATCTATGAACCAGACACAGCCCTACTGTACTGTGATTGCGACAGAGAGTCCATTGACGAAATGATGGCACAAGCGACACGTTGAAGCTATACGTTTACATTTCCTAAATACTACTACAGGTTTGTCACAAGACATCCCCTCAACTTGTGACAATGTCCATTGAATAGTTCTTCATCGACGTGACCAATAAAGATATGACCGATAACATAAATGAACCATCACTTACTGATATCATCCTTGATTTAAAGGAGGACTTCATCTACCTACGCAATGAGAACCTCCGGCTACAGGAGGAAAACAATCAACTCAAGCAAGCAATCGCTGCCCTAAACGGTCAGCCTACTAACTCACTATGACTTACCTATCACAGAATCAAATCAAGGAGTTCCGGGAGGGCAACAAGCCAATCTCCTGCCCTATACTGGACATCAAGACACAGGACTGGGTACTGGATCACGATCACCAGACTGGAATGGTTCGAGGTGTAATCTCACGCCAGGCTAACAGTCTACTCGGCAAGGTGGAGAACTTTTACCTCAAGATGTGCAAGGGTGAGAAGGAAGATTTGCCAAATACTTTGGAGGCAATGGCTGCCTACCTGGAGCAAGAGACACTGGATGTCCTTCATCCTGTAGGACTTACACAACTTACAAGAAAGTTTGGAAATAGCTTGACAGCCGCCGAACAAGTAACAGAGTTAAAAGACCTAGGAGCAAGTGATGATGATCTTGCTTCTTGTAAAAATCAAAAGCAGCGCAAAGAGCTGTTCCGTAAACTAACCAAGAATAAATATGAGTAAAACAGAAACCAAGAAAGATAAGATGAACATACACCAAAAACTACAAGGTATCCAAACGGAGCTTAAAGCACCGAAAGGACAGACCAACAAATTCGGAGGGTATCGCTACCGCTCCTGTGAGGATATCCTCACCGCACTAAAGCCCTTACTAGCCCAGTATACTTGCACACTAGCCATCAGCGATGATATCGTCGAGGTAGGCGGTCGAGTATATGTAAAGGCTACAGCTACCCTAGCATCTACATCGAGTGAGGATGATTATACTATCAACGTAAGTGGATTCGCTCGTGAGGCTGAAACCAAGAAAGGAATGGACGATGCCCAGATTACCGGCAGTGCTTCATCCTATGCCAGAAAATATGCACTGAATGGACTCTTTGCTATTGACGACACCAAGGATCCGGACGCTACTAATGACCACGGAAAATCCGCACCACGTAAACAAGTAACCCAATTCTAATATGAACCTACATCACGAACTACTCGATCTTATCTCAACTATCCAAGTACTGGACAAGCACTACGATGAAACCTTTGCTGGCATCGAAGATGACCTGGCAGAACTTCGCCAACATAACCTTCACCTAGAGGAAAGAAACAAGATGCTCTCCAAGAAGTTGAATGCGCTGATTGACTACCTTGAGGTAGAGATCAAATTTCCTGACACATCCTTGAAGGCTGTAAAGCTGGACAGGGAAGTCAGCAATGATAACTAAACTAAAACCAATAACGAAAGTAATACTATGTCACAATACGATAACACTAACTCCGGTACATTCTTCGTCAATGACCGTAAAGAGAAACCAAATCATCCTGACTACAGCGGGAAGATTAACGTAGAGGGTAAGGAGTACTACCTTAAGGGCTGGAAGAAGACAGCCAAGAGCGGTACTAACTTCTTGTCCTTAGCGGTGAACCCAGTGGACGGTGCAGGATCTGCTCCTAAAGCTGCAAGTGCGCCAACCAATGACGAAGCCCCATTCTAAGTAATGCAATTCGACAAAGTCTGGTGGGATCAGTTCCGCCGTGATGAAGTAAATGCCATTCTAACAATGACTGCCAATAAGAACACGGATTACACAGGAGGCGAGAGCTGCGATAACCCCTTCGCAAACTTCGATGGCTCCTCCGAGTTCGGCGTTCATCCATTGACTGGTGTTTGCATCCGAATGCAGGACAAATTCCAGAGAGCGAAGGCTTTCTGTAACGACGGTCAGCTAAAGGTAGTTACCAATGGCGACCAATCCAAAGACATATTCCGTGACCTAATTGGCTACTCCTTGATAGCCATAGGGATGCTCGAAAGAGCTGAGACCGAGTAAGTCCTTGTGCTAAGATGCTTGCCCCTTACAATTCCGTAGGGGGCAAGTAATTCTTATGACTGATAATATAACCGAAACACACCGTAACGAAATGACTAAAATAAAAGAAGCAGCTGAAGTATCCCTCTCAATCTATAACTCAATTGATGGTTATAAGATCCCGGAAGGAAACCGCGTAGCCCATAAGTCCCTTGGACAAGTCCTTCGTTCTCTGGTAGAATTACTTGAAAATGAACGATCTGGATCTACAAATACACAATCAGCCACATAGTGCTGAAGCCGAGGAAAAACTAATTGCATCCTGCTTACTGCCAGGTGACACATCCATATACGATATGGTTCGTCCCCTGCTTGAGCCAGAGGATTTTTACTTATTACGCTTTAGATTACTTTACCAAACTATTGGTGACCTTGCACAGCTAAGTCAGCCAATTGATGAGGTATCAATCTCAGAGCACCTGAAGACCCTACAAGGGCTTGATGAGGTCGGAGGCATAGCAGGTATACTGTCAGTCACTGACAGCGTCTCCAGCACCACCTCAGCTAAGTTCTACGCCAAGACAGTAGCAGAGAAGGCAAGGCTTCGTGAGATTATGAAGTCCTGCCGACTCGCTGTTGAGGAGGTTGAGAATGAAACCAAGTCCTATGACGAGATTCGCAGCACCCTTGAGGCTGAGATAACCGAGCGTCCACTCCTTACCCAAGGTAAGGCTGACATAGGTTTCTCCGCTGATGAGCTACTGGCTGACATCGCCAAGATGCAGGCTGGTGAGTACGAGGCTGACGTTGTTAAGACTCACACCAATAACTTGGACCGTGAGTTCGGTAACCGAGGCATCGCTGCTGGTGAGGTACTGACAGTGGCTGCACCTACCTCCTGTGGTAAGTCAGCACTTGCGATGTACATCGTCTCTCAGTCCGTTGTAAAGGATGGTCACGCCTGCGGGGTGTTCTCATTGGAGATGCCACAGAAGCAGCTCACGAAGCGACTGACGCAGGTTATCTCAGGTGTGAACTTACGCAGTGTTGAGGATCAGACAGCTAGCCCGGAGCAGGAGAAGCGAGTCCACAATACCATCAACCAGCTGAAGACATTGCCTATCTATACTTCTCACGCTGTTAAGAATGCCGATGATCTGTACAGTCAGACGCGTCAGTTCGTACAGAAGCACGGAGTAAAGCTACTGGTGATTGATTACCTGCAACTTATTCCATTCTCCTCTAGGATGGGTAAGGCTGAGGGCATCGCTAGTATCTCGCACAAGATCAAGCAGATGGCTATTGATCTCAACATAGCTGTGATCCTACTGGCACAGGTCAACCGAGAGGGAGCCAAGGCTGGCCGACTCAAGTTGTATGACCTAAAGGATTCCGGGGACATTGAGAATGATGCTGACATTGTTCTGCTTATGTATCCGTCAAGCGGTGATGTTGAGTCCTCAAAGGACGTAGACAGCCGGGGGGCGTTCACTCGTTTAACCTATGAGATCGCTAAGAACCGTGAAGGTGAACGTGATATCGGTGGGTTATTTAAATTCTATCACTGCACAGGGAGGTTCGGACAATGACGGAGGAAGAAGTAGCACAGTACATAATGAAAGCATTCCCACGGATGCACAAGTTGACCAAAGCCGAGGACGAGTTTAGTCCTTTTGATTACGAGAGTATTGATTATCTGGTTGAGATTAAGGTACGCCGGAAGGCATATGACCCCTGGATCATCGAGCAGTTAAAGGTTGATACCAATATCGGTATCGCTGAATCAGTAAAGAAGGACTTCGTGTATGTGAACGGATTCCAGCACCTGCTGTACGCTTGGAATATCTCTAAGCTAATTCGGGATGACTATGACTTCGGGTTCGAGGATCGTGAGATGCCTTGGACTACGGACTTCGATGCAGTACAAATAATAACTAAGCGCACTGGATACTTGTACAACAGTAGCGCACTAATCATCAACACGGAGGGACTATGATAACTAAAGAAACATCAAAGGACATAACAGTAAACGGAATAAAAGTAACCTGCTACTCAGATGGCAGTGTGGAAACAAAAGGGAAGTGGGGCAGAGGTCGGACATTCGGCACGCTGAACAGCGATGGCTATATGAAGTACGGTGTTAATCGGCAAACGCTCAGGATCCACGACTTGATTGCAAAGGCTTTTCTGGGGTCAAAGCCAGACAACTATGACGTTGATCACATCAACGGAGACAGGACGGACAATAGACCATCCAACCTGCGGTACGTGACACGATCCGAAAACCTCAGAGGGCATCAGAAGGTTCGAGGTAAATGCCAGTACCGAGGAGTATTCTGGCCAACTGGTCGAAAAAAGTGCCGGGTCACAATCAATAACAGGATCAATGGCGGGAGCACTAAGCGGTACGAACTCGGCTACTTTGACAGTGAGAAGGAGGCGGCCATTGCTCGTGATACCTTCTGTTTTAATGAACTAGGTTATCCACTAGAAGGGTTAAATTTTCCTGAGTTATTTGTTGACAAGGATGAGGATTCCGTACAGATTTCCAGTATGCAAAATACTGAAGAAAACATTGAGCGAGTTCAGACCCAGATTGATATGATTCGGCAGGAGTCCAGGCTTCTGTCATACCGTATTGATCGTATGACTGAACAGCGAAAAGGTCTTCAGGAAGAGAAGCGCAAGCTTAAAGATTTCCTTACGCAGGCTAGAAAGCCATAGTGTATAATGCAGTACGA